AGCAACACAAGCTGCAACTCCTGTCGCACCACCTGATACGGCACCAACATGTGTTCTATTAATCGAACTGCAATTGGTCAGGAACACCAATGATAGTCCTAATAATAGTACCGATTGGATTGATTTCATATTTGCCTTCTTCATTCTTTTTTATTGTTGAGCATGCCGTCATGGTTGACACCACTATAATCGCCATAATCACCGTTTTTATCTGTTTCTTTTCCATAATCTGATTTATCGTTTGCAATTAACAAACAATCTGCTTGAATAGTATCAATTAAATTTTGTATTCTAAAATCTCTATCAGGCGACTTAGGAAAACTATACTTTGTTGTTCTAAGGTCATCTGACATTTTTTTAATAGAGTCTATTTTATTACAAAAATCACTAATCTTGTGTAACATTATACCTTTCTTCCTGCTGTTTTAAGGTCTTCTTTACTGACCACCATGTAAGGACCTTTGTTGTATGCTGGAACAATTGAGTATTGTTTAGATACTTCAATTCTTTCCATTTGTGTTTTGTGGTCTATCGTACCACCACCTAAGTTGGTAGAATTTGATAAACTTGGATAATTTGGTGTTTCTCTGACATGAGGTGTACTCTGTAATGGTACATATCCTGTCTTGACTTTTGGTAAGGCACCAAATCTATACTTAATATAATCATCTAGTGTCATCAACATACTATGCAAACCTTTTGACTTGTAATGTTTGTTGTGTTTTCTTAGGTCTTCTTTATACTCTGCAATTTGATTATCAGATAGATTATTCATCTTCTTTTTATTCTTGCGTGAGTAACCACTAGATTGATTTGTATAGATAATCGCCATTAGTTTACACTTTTGTTTTCTGGAGTTTCTGCGTCTGACATAGCTTTGACTTCGGCAAATGTTTTACCAAAACCAACTTTGTAAAATGCGTCAACTGGATTTTCTTGTAGATAAGCAGACAACAAATTAGAAAAGTTAATATCAACACCCTCATAGTATTGAGGTTTATTGTTTCTTAACTCAATGTGGTCTTTACAAAATTGAATACGATTATCATACTTCTCGTATTTGCCTTTTGTGTCTTTTGCTTTTGCAACATCAAACTCTGCAAAAAGTGTTTCTTTTGAATAAAACGCCATAATATAGTCCTTTGTTAATTGTTAGTCTTCATCCTACCATATCTTGTTAGAAAAGGCAAGCCTTAAAAAATGCGTGTTTTTGTTGACTTTTCTCGCCAGAAAAGCTGCCAGGATGCGCCAGGATTGACGAATCGAAGCCTTCGTGTACTATCCTACCCCCTCTGGAAGTACATCCTTCTTACTTTCTTCTTCAGCCCACTTCTCAAACTCTTTTACTTTTTTCTCGTTATGGGCAATACTCACATCACAAGCTTTGATGGCGTCTTGTGTCATACCATCAATTACCAGTTTACGAATCTTCTTAACATCATCAATGTGGTTCAGGACTTCAATCATTTTTTTTCTCCTTGGTCCTCTGAATTCATCAATAGTACAATATAATGTACCGCTTTTAGTAGGTCTTTTCTATTCCTACCATCTTTCTTACCAAACCTACACAAATATTTAATTGCATTAGCCTGACAAAAATCTTTATCTATGCCTATATCTCTCAATAGGTCTTGCACTTGTGTGCCTTTACTCACTTGAGCATAGTGTTGTCCGTAGGTGCCTTTAATATAGTCACCAATTTCTTTAAGTATTTTATCTTCGTTATATTTCATCATAATTATCCATCTATCCAATCAGTTGCTGATTCTTCAAAATCATTTGTTTTAACCACTTTATCTATCTGACTAAAATAACACCAGTTAGAACCAAAGGTAACTGCACCTGTGTAACCAAGTTTTGTGTCATAAGTCTTGGCGTTCAAACTCGTATTATTCTCAGCAGCTATATCATTTACTTCGGTTGCAATACCGATATTGGTAATGACACCTTGTCTGCCTTTCATGTCTTCTATTGTATCACCTATATTAATTATCATAATGTATCCTTTTGTTAGTGTTTTGTTTGAAATAAATGTTCCTTGTCATAACCAAGACCAAGTGTATAACAAATATACCCTTTATCTTGTTCTTTGTCAAGCCCCTCGGCCTGTAAAATCCATTTTATTGCGTCTTCTCTATTTTCTGCACCTAGAGATAGTGCTTCGTCAATTCTACTTTCAAAGGCCTTTAGATTATCTTCTTCTTGCCTCTTTTCAATCTCTGCCTCACGCTTTGCTACATCACAAAGGTGGTCTAATTCTTTTTCTAGGTCTTTAGTTGACATTTTACTAAAGTTGTAATGTCTACCTTTGACACCATATGCCTCTTTGTGCATTTCATAAACACTTGTTTCAAGATTACTTCTTTCATAATCTTCAACAGTAAAAATACCTTGGTCGTTCCAGAATTTAATATCTTCTACAACCATACCAGCCCATGAACCTGGATTTTTAGCCATCCATGCTTTAGACTTAGCGTTAATATTTTTAATGTGTTCTAATAGTGTCATTATTTTAGTCCTTTTTTTAATATGTGTTTTACTCTTGCCTCTATTTGTCTAACTCTTTCGGAATGTTTTAGATTTAACATATGAGCAACATCTTTTAAAGTTTTAGATTTAATAATTCTTTCATTTAAAACTACTAACATTTGATTTCTATAATAATTAACATCTTTAATATTTTTTAAAGCGTGTGGTGATATTTTATAGTTCATCAAAATATTTGTTGCTTCTGAGATAGGAGATTTTAAATTACTATCAAAATTCACTATGCCATTTCCATTTCCATGTCGATTACTTCATCAACATTGTTCTCATCAATATCACATAACTCAACGGCTTCTACATTCATAATTTTTGTTTTAGCAGCTTCTTTAGTGATAGCATTGTTTTTAAGTTCAAGTAAGATTGCGTCAACAGCTTTCTCAGCTTGGTCCCAATAGTAGTTTTTAACTTTACTCATAGTGTGTATTCTCCTTTTGTTTTATTATTTGTAAGACTTCATATAGTGTTTTATAAGGGTTACTATACAATACTTTCTTAGCATTGGCAACTCTTTTTTCAAGTCTTTTTAGTCGCACCCATTGTTTCTTTTTGTTATATTCTCTAATCATTATGTGTCCATTATACAGGTTTCCACATAGAAAGCAAGCGTTTTTTCGCTTTTTTTTAAAGTTTTTTTTGAGACCAGGTAAGGGTTTTAGAGCTGCGACACAAAATACTTGTTATTTCCAAGCATTTTTTACCCATTCCTGCTCAGATTCGTGAGGATTTGGCTGTCCGTGAAACACGGTTACCAACGATTCGCCATTATGGTCGTATTTCATGTCTTGTCTGGAGTATCGGTTACCTTTTCTGTCATACCACTTATATGATTGTGTCCACGAATCAGGAAAAGAACCACATCCAGGAGTGTTCTTTATAAAGTCAGATATGAGGTTTTGGTCACCTGCAAATCGTCTAAGGTATTCTGGTCTATTGGACATGAATTTATGCCAAATCCGTCCGTGAAGGTCTTGCTGTTTGAATCTCATAATACTGGAGTTCCAAAGTTTGGTACTTGGGTTAAAATCATTCATACCACAAAAATCTAATTGTGGTTCGTGACTGTAAAAACAGTCTATGTTTTCTGTAATGACAACATCTAAGTCCATGTACAATGTAACGCCTGGTAAATATGTGTCTGGATGAAATAGTTGTAGTTTATTCCACCAACCTTGTAGGTCAGTTTCTTTAAACTGTCTAATGTCAATATCTCCCTCTACCATCTTATGCATTTTAACATGGTCGGTAAATACTACAAAGTTTATAGGAAGTGTGGTGTTTCTTTTCACCATATTGTAGAGTTTTTGTACATACTCTACGGCGTACTTATCACCATAACAAATACAAACAAAATTATAATTCATATCAATAACCAATTGTACATTGCCCTCATACTTAAAATCAAATACATTAACTCCATCAGCGCTCTTGGCCAATCTCTGTCTTTGTAACCAAAATACACCCACATAACACAAGCGACTACACTAAGTAACCAACCTACCCATTGAGTAGAGATGTTAGCACTTGATAAGATATAAACAGAAGCTACTGCTAAACCAAATCCTACCCAACGCTCTGGTACTGTTCCTTTAAAATATCGAAAGCTAAGCCATCTTCTATTTCTTGTATTGTAAACTGGTGATTTGCTGTCATGTTTAGCCATTCTTGCACCGTCTTCCTACCTGGTTTAAAAGGTTTTTCTATCTTATCTA